TATGCAGAATGATTTATACCAAAAACTTTTAAAGTTAGGTGTAGTAAACTCTAATGTAAGACTTGGAGATTTATCTAGACTATTAAAAGATGTTAACTTTGGTGAAACTATGACATCAGAAAATGGCATGAGGTTATTATTAAAACCTCTATCAAAATTAAAATCTGTATCACAAGATTTATACACAGCTGAGGATGACTTCTGGAAAATATATTCATGGGCTGTAGAAAAAAGTAGACTGGCTAAAGCTTACGAGAAAGCAGGTGTAAATAAAAGTAGTTTCTTTAATAGAAATGGTAAAGAAATTAAATTAACAGATGATTTTTTAGAAGAAGAAGCAGCTGATATTGTTAGAAACAATATACCTAACTACGATTATGTTTCTGACTTTGTTAAGGGGACAAGAAAATTACCTTTAGGGAATTTTGTATCTTTCCCAGCAGAGATAGCAAGAACAGGAGTTAATATTGTTAGACGAGCTTTAAGAGAAATCAATGAGACAATAGATATAACAGATGGTGCAGGTAATATTATTAAAACTGTCACACCTCTAAAAGGAATTGGTTACACAAGATTATTTGGTTTTACTACAACAGTAGCAGCAATACCGGTTGCAACTACTGCAGCTTTCCAAGCGTTGTATGATGTAACTGATGAAGAGAGAGAAGCAATCAGAAGATTCGCAGCACAATGGTCTAAAAACTCAACACTACTTCCAATTAAAGATGAGAATGGTAATTTTAAATACATAGATTTTAGTCATGCTAATGCATACGATACATTGTTAAGACCTTTACAAACTGTAGTGAACTCTGTTCAAGAAGGTAATAAAGATAATGATGGTATGATGGATGACTTTGCTAAAGGGGTACTAACTTCTATGTCTGAGTTTGCACAACCATTTATTTCAGAATCTATTTGGACCGAAGCAGTATCTGATATTCTTATGAGAGGCGGTAGAACTAGAGAAGGTTTCCAAGTTTACAACGACCAAGATAATGATGGCGATAAGACAAGTAAAATTATGGCTCACTTAGTAAAAGCTCAAATGCCTTTTTCATTGGATCAATTAAAAAGATTGGATAGATCTATAAAACAAGTTGATGTTCTCACTAAAGGTAAATACGATGAGTACGGACAGGATTTTGAATTTGGTGATGAGTTTGGGGGTCTATTTGGATTCAGAGCTATTGAAGTTAAACCGGACAGAACAATGAATTTTAAAGTTGCTGATTTTCAAAGGGGCATAAGAGATTCTAGATCTCTATTTACTAGAGCAGTATTAAAAGGTGGTCCGATTGAAGCCAGAGAAATTGTTGACGCATATATAAATTCTAATCGTGCAATGTTTGATGTTAAGAAAAAATTAAAGGCAGATATGGATGCTGCAAGATTATTGGGTATATCGGATCAAGGATTAAATGATTCATTGAACAGAGTTTCTAGGTCGGAAGTAAATGCAATTGATAATGGTGTCTTTAAACCTTATCAAATTTCACCAGAAGTTTCTAAAGCAATGAGAGAGAATGCTAATAACATTGGTGCTAACAACCCGTTTGATCAAGCTAGAGATGTAATCAGTGATTTAAGATCACAATTTTCTGAGTTGAATTTAAGTCTTCCTGAGTTCCCTGTGTTCGAGAACCCGTTAATGCCTATTATGCAAGACACGCCTATCACACCAACGTCATTAAATCTACCACAAGTTGACGGAAGCGCCTTGCAAAATCAAGTGTCTGGTGGTAACTTTAGTAACTTGTCAAACCAACAAAAATTTAATATACTATTTCCTAATGGCTAAAAATATTGCACTCACAAAAATAGAATCACATGAAAAACTGTGTAGAATTATGCAGAAACAAACTCATGACAAAATTAAATCAATAGAGAAACAGATTGATAGAATCGAAACGATTTTACTCACATCTGTTGGAGCCTTGATCACCGGTATGGCCGGCATGATCTACATGTTAATCATAAAATAGGAGAAATCTATGCAGCTAAGTAAACATTTTACTTTAGAGGAGATGACACGTTCTATGACAGCAGTACGTAAAGGAATTAACAACATTCCAGGGCCTGGAGAGATAAAAAACTTAGGAGACCTCTGTTACGAGGTCTTAGAGCCCGTTAGAGCACACTTCGACAAGGCTCTAAGCGTCAGCTCGGGATACCGCTCAGAGGCGCTGTGTGAGGCGATAGGGAGCAAAAAAACCTCGCAACACGCACTCGGATGCGCGGCCGATTTTGAGATCAATGGGGTACCTAATATTAAGGTCGCTTACTGGCTCATTAACAATGTTGACTTCGATCAATGCATTTTAGAGTACTATAAACCCGAAGATGATCAAGCCGGATGGATTCATGTGTCGTATAATGAAAAAGGATCTAACAGAAAACAAGTTCTCACTTTTGATGGTAAAAGATACACTGAAAATTTACCAGATATGGAATGGAAAGATGGTAAAGTCGTAGGTTAGATCCAATCTTTTAATTGCTCACCCATAATCTGACTAGCTATATTTACTTTTTTCTTTAAGGCTTTCACAATTCTAGCATCAACAGTATCTTCACAATAAATATCTATGTATGTCATAGGATACTTCTGTCCGATACGATCTATCCTTGCTTCTGATTGTTGTCTCTTCTCGAGATCATAACCATTAGAATAATATACCATAGTAGACGCTGCAGTTAATGTAATACCATAACCACCGGTCTGTGTTGTACCAATAAAGAATCTTACAGGGGAATCAGGGTCCTGGAATTTTTTTATATTATCTTGTCGGTCTTTCATAGGAGTCAATCCGTAATAATCGACAAAACTATTTGCGCCATATTTTTTAGATATCTCTCGGATTATCCTACTAACATCTCTTTGCCAGTGGGCCCATATAACAACCTTACCTTCTACTTCTTCTAATACATTCATTAGTTCCGGTAATCGATTTGAAGCCACGTCTTTAATGGTACCATCATCAGCAGTAAAGTGACCACAGGTAATTTGTTGCAATCTCATTAACTGAGTCATAACAGTAGCAGTAGTCATCATCTTGCCATCCATTTGTGCAAGCGCTAATTGAGACATCTGTTGGTAAAGTTTTTTCTGTTCTTCACTTAAAGTAACTAAACGTTTGATAAAAGTTTTAGGGGGCAGATCTAAACAATCATCTTTTAAAACTCTGTAAGAAAAAGATTTTAGCTTCTCCGATAGTTCTGGAAGATGTTGATAACCTGTAACTATTTGTACAGATTTACCACCAAAGTTAGCTGTCTTCATAACAGCATATCTAGTTCTAAAAGTATAATAAGAAGTATGACCCAATAATTCTTTTTTAAGAAACTCACATTGTTTATATAAATCAAGTGGTGATTTAGTAACCGGAGATCCAGTTAATATTCTTTTATATACAGCATGCTCAGCAAGACTACAGATATGTTTAGTTCGTTTAGCATCTGGATTTTTAATAGTTGTAGATTCATCAATAGCCATCATAGTTCTATGACAACGTAAAAATTTAGCTGCAAACTCCACACCTTTTTTAGTAGAGAAAGCTTCTACATTCATAAGTAGAATATGTAGGTCTTCACCAGGTTTAAATAATGAGTCTAATTCTAATTGTTGTTTTTTATTAGGCATTGCATGCCACAATACAGAAGTTTGTTCTATATGATCGGGTAAGTGGGTAGGGATTTCTCCTTCATACCAATTTTTATATACACCTTTTGGTGCCACAATTAGAACACCATTAATTTTTCCTTTATCATATAACATAGCAATGTTATCGATTAATACTTTTGATTTACCTGTACCCATTTCCATAAAATATGCAAAGTACGGTTTATCCCATGAAAGCTCTAATGCTTTGATTTGATGAGCATAAGGCTTAGTCTTAAATTTATAGTTCATAATTATTTTCTTCTTTCTAGTTGACATACTGTATAAGACATCCTATATACATTGTCAATGACAGAAAGCAAAAAAATAGTATACGTAATTCAAGAATTACCAGGTACAAAAATAGGTGCTCCTAAAATCAATATTATGAGTGCGAGTAAGTATGGTGAGTTTAAATTTTTACTTCCAGAATTTTCGCAAATAATATTTTCACCAGGACCATTAATTTTTAAACTTAGAAATCTTTTAAGGGATTACACTCCAGAGGATTATTTATTACTTACAGGCGATCCTGCAATTATAGGTGTAGCTTGCTCTATTGTTTCTGACATGACAGGTGGAAAATACAATTTATTAAAATGGGACAAGCAAGATAGAATGTATTATCCAATTTCAATTAACCTCCACGAGAAAGGAAAAGTAAACGATGAGTAATATAAATTTTGAGCAGGATAAAAGAGAAGATCTAGACTCAGTAAATGAAGCCGGTAGTTTGGCTGAACAAGTAGTAAAACTACAAAAGTTAGAGGAAGAACTTTTAGATAAAGAAAAAGAAACAAAAGAATTAAAAAGAAAAGTAGATTTAGTTTCTGGGGAGGTAATACCTACCATGATGCAGGAAATGAATATATCTACATTAAAATTATCGGACGGTACTTCAGTTGAAGTTAAACCCGTCTATGGAGCGTCTATCCCAGTTGACAAGCGGGAAGATGCTTACACATGGCTTCGTGAGAATGGACTAGGTGATCTTATCAAAAATGAGATAACCGTTGCTTTTGGCCGTTCCGAAGATAACAAGGCACAGCAATATGCTGTCCTTGCGCAAGGTCAAGGTTATGAACCAGTCCAAAAACTTAAGGTTGAACCTATGACTCTTAAAGCATTGGTTAGAGAGCGTATCGAAAATGGACTTGATATGCCCTCTGATCTATTTAACCTGTTCACAAGCAACAGAACAAAAATAACAAGGAATAAATAACCATGAACCAAGTAGCAAAAAAAGAAACAGCCGGCCTTCCAGCAGAAGTTATGTTTGAAGAAGACGCAGGAAAAGGAATAGGTGAAGTAGGTCAAGAAGACTTAGCATTACCTTTTCTTAAAGTACTCGTACAATTATCTCCTCAAGTAAATAAGAGAGATGGTAAATATGTAGAAGGAGCAGAACCTGGAATGATTTTCAATTCAGTGACTGGAGAATTATATGATGGCGTAAAAGGAATAGATGTTATTCCTGCTTTATATAAACTCGAGTATGTTGAATGGAAAGATAGAGGAGAAGGACCTGGAGCACCAGTAATGGTACACCACGCTTCATCTGATATCATGTCATCAACAAAACCAGATGCTAGTTATAGAGATAGATTACCTAACGGTAATTACATTGAAAAAACTGCGTCTCATTTTGTAATGATCACTGGGGATACTCCATCAACAGCATTGATTTCTATGACTCGTACTCAATTGAAGATTAGTAGGAAGTGGAACTCAATGATCAGTGGTATCAAACTGAAAGGTAAAAACGGTTTATATACTCCGTCATCTTACAGCCACATTTACAAGCTAAAAACTGTGCCAATGTCTAATGATAAAGGAAATTGGTTTGGTTGGGAAGTTAGTAAATTAGGTCCAGTCACTAATGGTAGCGATTATAACCAAGCTAAAGAATTTTCAGCAAACATCGATAAGGGTGCTGTAAAGGTTAAGCATGGTGAAGATAAACCAAAAGAAGACTCAAGTATTATATAATCCCTTAGGGGTATGTGTACACAATGTGGACCGGGAGGGAGACTGAACGGTCCACTTAGAAAGAAAAATTATGAGTGAGAAGTATATAAAATATTTTCAAGGGTATCATATGGCTTATGGTGTAGCAGATATGTCTACATTAAAGGTTGACCCAGAAAGCGGAAAGCAAAAACCAGATTATAGATGGAATGATGAAGAACTTACAGAACAAGTTTATAGAAATCATTTATCAGGAACTCAATCGATAGGGGTTCAACCCTGCAATGAAAATTCAAACGCAAGGTTTGGTGTGGTGGATATAGATCCAAAAAACTACACTAACTTTGATAAGAAATTTTTTATAGATATAATCCAAAATTATAATCTACCCTTAATACCCATACTATCTAAAAGTGGTGGACTTCATTTATACTTATTTATGTCTGAGTTTGTTCCAGCAGTATTGATTAGATCTTTTTTAAGTAATCTATTACCATTATTTAAATTAAAACCAGATTGTGAAATATTTCCTAAACAAACCACACTAACAAAAGATAACGAGACCGGACAATTAAATAAAGGTAACTTTATTAATCTACCTTATTTTAAAAAATCTGAAAGAGTTGCAATAAATGTAGATGGTACATCTTTTACATTTGATCAATTCCTAGCAGTTGTAGATAGTAATATTACTACACCAGAAAATTTAAAAACAATAACAGTGGGTATAGAACAAAAAGATTTAGAAGGTGTTGATGCAGAGTTTGACGATGGACCACCATGTCTAGCACATCTTAGCAAGATAATGAAGAATCCTGGGTTTGATGGCAAGGACCGATTTATGTATAATTATCATGTGTTTGTAAAGATGAAGTATCCAGATACATGGGAACAAAAAGTAAAGAATGCACCTGTAAAATATTTTGAACCAGTACATGCAAATGCTTGGGATACTCAAACTTTAAACTCCAAGGTAAGATCATGGGCTAAATCGGAAAAAGGTTATACCTGTACTCAAAGTCCTCTTAATGATCATTGTAAAAAAGGTTTATGTGTTAAAAAAAAATTTGGTATCCTTGCAGGATCGAAAGGATCATATCCTGTATTATCTAATTTAAGAAAAATAGATCTTGATCCAGAACCAGAATATGAATTTGATGTCACTAAACCAGATGGAGAAGAAGCTGCAACAGTACATTGTAAATCTATTGAACACATTACAGATCAACGTAAACGTAGAAATTCTATAGCAAGAGCTGCGGGGTTTCCACCACCGATAATAAAAGCAGCAGAGGATCAAACTGTTTTAGAGGCTTTGTTTGGTACACAGACAATAATCAATCCTCCAGTAGGAACCTCACCCAAAGAAAAATTACATGATGTAATCCATGCAAAAATAAATGGACCTAAAGCTATGAATGATGCTTCATTTAAATCAGGTACTGTATTAATTGAAGAGGGTTTTGCTTATTTTAGATTTGAAAAGTTTTATGACAAACTTAAGGCTAAGAATTGGAAACACTCTGAAGATAAAACTGGGGTTATGATGAGAACAAATTATGAGAAATGTGATATAGAATTTTTAGAACAAAAAAGATTTCCTACCACAGAAAAAGGTAAGTACAATACACCCACTAAAAATGTTGTGAGAATTGGTATTAAAGGTTTTGAAGATATAAAAATTAATCACACAATGTTAAAACATAATACGGAGATAATGTAATGAACTGTTGGCACTGTCAAGTTGAGTTAATATGGGGAGGCGATCACGATACGGAAGATAATGAGGATTATGATATTGTAAGTAATCTATCCTGTCCGAATTGTCATTGTCATGTTGAAGTATACCACCCATCAGCAAGATTAATTAAAGAGTATGAAGATTATGAAAAGAAACCAAATTAATGAGCACTAGAAAAATATACGGGCCTCCGGGAACAGGGAAAACAACTAGACTAATTAACTATGTAAAAACTTTGATTAGGTTTGGTACACCCATAGATAAAATAGGTTACTTTGCTTTTACAACGAAGGCAGCAGAAGAATCTATTGACAGAATGTTAAAGGCTTTTCCAAAATACTCTCAAAAAGATTTAAAATATTTTAGAACTCTACACTCACTAGCTTTTACTCTGTTGGGTATGAAAAAAAGTAATGTAATGCAAGACGAACACTACGAGGACATTGGTAGAAAGTTAGGTATAGAAGTTAATATATTTTCTAATGGAGAAGATAAAACAGGTTTTGTGGATTCAGATAGTGAATATTTTAACATTATTAATGCAGCAAGAATTAAAGAGAACACAGTCGAAGAAGAATATAATACAGATTTATACTCAGAGGATATAGATAAACACCAGTTAAAAATACTGAATGATGAGGTAAATAACTATAAAAAGGCTTATGATCTGGTTGATTTTACAGATATGATCGAAAGATTTAATGTGTCCAAATTGTGTCCAAAATATGACGTAGTTTTTATAGATGAAGCACAGGATTTATCGCCAATACAGTGGAGAATGTACGATATATTAAAGAAAAACTCTAAACATATTATACTTGCAGGTGATGATGATCAAGCAATTTATGGTTGGGCGGGTGCAGATGTTAAACGATTTCAAGATGAACCGGCAAAAGACATTATTCTGCCACAATCATACAGAGTACCGGGAGCGGTGCAGGCAATAGCTAATAATATTTTAAATAGAATACCGGATCATAGAAGAGTTAAAAAAAACTGGAAACCAAGAGAAGATGTTTTACTTCCAATAGTAGAATATATTTCTTCAGTAGAAGATGCACCATTACATTTGGGTGATTGGTTAATACTTGCACGAACAAATTATAGACTTAAGAATTTAGTACCTCAACTAAGAGAAAGAGGATTATATTTTGAAATAAAAAATAGAAAAAGTTATAAGGCCAGATTATATAGATCCGTACAAGATTATTCACGTTGGACCAACGGTGACTTATTATCTTTATCTGAATGTAAAGACCTATTTGAATTTCTGGAATTAGATAAAGAATTAAAAGATGAACGTATGTATGATTTAAAAGAATTCGGTTTTAGTTTTACAGATCTTTGGTACGAAGTATTTAAAGCTGACCCAGAAGAATGTTTATATATTAGAGAAATGCTGCGTCACGATGAGAAGTTATCTAAAGATCCAAGAATTAAATTATCCACTATACATGCAGCTAAGGGTGGTGAAGCAAATAATGTTTTAATTATTTTAGACAATACTAAAAAGATAAGAGAAGCAATTGAAAAAGACCAAGACAAATACGATGAGGAACAAAGGGTTTGGTATGTCGGGGTTACCCGTACAAAACAAAACTTATATATAATGGCGGCAAAAAAGGAGGACAAAGGTTATGACATCTAAAGCATATGATAAACAAATTGGTGGTTCACACTATCAAAAATATAAAATACAACCAAGTAAATTTGTAGTTGAAAACGAATTGCTTTATCCAGAAGGGTGTGCTATAAAATACATAGTAAGACATAGAGATAAAGGAAAGAAACAGGACTTAGAGAAAGCAGTACACTTTATAGAAATGATAATTGAAAGGGACTATGGAACCAAATAATCATATACCGGCCTACATGGGTCTGTTTACAATATTATTAATTCTTTGTTATTTAACATTATGAAAATACCTACATTTAGCGCCCAGACAGAATGGGTAATACCTACAGAACTACCAGACTTAACTAAGGTTGATGAAATTGCAATTGACTTAGAGACAAGAGATCCAGATTTAATTAAAAAAGGCTCGGGTGCAATCATTGGTAATGGAGAAGTTATTGGGATCGCTGTGGCTACCTCAAACTATAAAGGTTACTTTCCTATAGCCCATCATGGTGGTGGTAACATGGATAGAAAGATGGTTTTAAAATGGTTTCAAGATCTTTTAAACTCACCTTCTACAAAAATATTTCATAATGCAATGTACGATGTATGTTGGATCAGGGCACTGGGACTAAAGATTCAAGGTAGAATCGTTGATACAATGATAGCCGCAGCTGTGACTGATGAAAATAGATTTAGATATGATCTTAACAGTTTGTCATGGAAGTATAACGGTTATGGTAAAAGTGAAGCCGGCCTAAGTGAAGCAGCAGCACAATGGGGAATAGACCCAAAATCTGAAATGTATAAACTACCCTCACTTAATGTGGGTGCTTATGCTGAACGTGATGCGGAAGCTACGTTTGGCTTATGGCAAGAGATGAAAAAAGAAATTACCTCACAAGATACACAGTCTGTATTTGATTTAGAGACAGATTTATTTCCATGTCTAGTTGACATGAGATTTAAAGGTGTAAGAGTTGATGTTGAAGGTGCACAAAAACTTAAGAAGACTCTAATAAAAGAGGAACAGGATATACTAACTGCGATAGAAAAGGAAACAAATGTTAGACCACAGATTTGGGCCGCAAGAAGTATAGCACAAGTCTTTGAGAACTTAAAGATACCATTTGAGCGTACAGAAAAAACAGATGCACCTAGTTTTACTAAAAACTTCTTACAAGAACATGAACACCCTGTAGTAAATTTAATTGCAAAAGCTAGAGAAGTTAATAAAGCACACACAACTTTTATAGATTCTATTTTAAGATATGAACATAAAGGTAGAATTCATGCAGAAATTAATCAATTAAGAAATGCTGGTGGTGGAACTGTGACCGGAAGATTCTCTTATCAGAATCCTAACCTACAACAGATTCCAGCAAGGAATAAAGATCTTGGACCAAAGATTAGATCATTATTTCTTCCAGAAGAAAATCACACATGGGGTTGTTTCGATTACTCACAACAAGAACCAAGATTGGTTGTTCACTACGCAGCTTTATATAAACTACCTTCAGTGTATGATGTTGTTGACGCCTATAACGATGATTCTAATTCAGACTTTCACCAGACGGTGGCAGACATGGCCGAGATACCGAGAACCCAGGCTAAGACAATTAACTTAGGTTTATTTTATGGTATGGGAAAAGCCAAGCTGCAAGCGGAGTTAGGTGTATCAAAAGAAAAGGCTAATGAACTGTTTAATACTTATCATGGTAAGGTTCCATTCGTTAAACAGTTGATGGAGAAGGCTTCTAACCGGGCACAAGAAAGAGGACAAATAAGAACTCTTCTTGGACGTCTATGTAGATTTCATCTATGGGAACCAAATAGTTTCGGTATGCATAAAGCAATGTTACATGAAGATGCACTCCAGGAACATGGACCAGGGATTAAAAGAGCTTATACCTACAAAGCTTTAAATAAATTGATTCAAGGTAGTGCAGCCGACATGACTAAGAAGGCTATGTTAGACCTTTATAATGAAGGAATTATACCCCATATTCAAATTCATGATGAACTTGACATATCTATAGAAAATGAAGCTCAAGCTAAGAAAATCATTGAGATTATGGAAAATGCTGTTAAACTAGAGGTACCAAATAAAGTGGATTATGAGTTTGGTAAAAACTGGGGAGATATCAATGGTTGAAAAAATTAAACAAAAGATTAATAACATATGGTTAACACATAGAGAATACATCATCGGTGGTGTAGTTGGCTTTGTAATTGGTGTAATACTTTTTTAGTAAAGGACTTTATGCCTAATGGAATTAAAAAAGAATAAAAATGAATGCAAAAGCTGTGGTCATGAATGTCATTGTATAGAAGACTTTCATACGGACCCGTATGGAGTTTGTCCTTGCGAAACATGTAAGTGCGACGACCCTAAAAACGAAGGTGAGGAGTGCTTAAGCTGCCAATGATAAATGATAAATTAATAACTGCACTTCTTGCAATACTTCTAGCCTTGGGTGGATGGAATCTATCTCAAACATTTAAACAATCCAATGAGATGATAGAAATTAAAATTAAAATGGAGCAGGTTGAAAAAGTAATAAGTAAATCTCTTAAAAAAAATAGACGACAAAATAAAAAGAAGAAGAAGGACTAATGCCATATGAATATTGCAGATTTATTAAAAAAGAATTTTGTATTAGTACCCGTAATAGCGTCCGTTCTCTTTGGAACATTCACTGGCGTTAAGTACATAGTTAATCTTACAGACACCATCAACCAATCAGAAGTACACATAGTTAATCTTGAAAGAGATTTAGGTGTTGCTCAAGATAAAATTACAGATATGAATACAAGACTTGCTTCTGCTGAAGCAACATGGTTGATGGCAGAGAACTTGTATCGAACATTAGCCGACCAAGTACGAGAACACAGCTATGATATAAAAGATTTAAGTAGGTAAACATATGGAAGGTATTCGCATGGATTACAGATTTACAGCATTATTAATTTTTATGATAACACTACTAGCTTTGTTTGGTGGACCAGCTCATTCTAAAAATGAATATCTACAAAACAGCAGAGAATGTGGCTCTGTAGATTTTAGAGTAGAACAAAGAGATCAAGATTATAATTATAGTACCAGCAGCACTAATGAACAATCTAATTATAGTATGACATTTAGAAAATATTTAGGTACAGATTGTAAAACTAGCAGAGAAAATGTAAAAATTAAACAACAATTAGAATTAATGAAAATGTGTGGCAAAGTTAATAATAACCCTTCATTAGCACACAATGAAAATTTTAATTTATTAGTATCAAAATGTAGAGGTGTTACTCCAACAAAGATTGATAATAGACCCGATTCAGGAAGTG